CTCTTAAAGATCAAGGATTATTTACAGGAGATGTTTATTGGAAAGTTCCTTCTAAGAAACCTGGACCATACACAGTTAACCTAGCGGCAGACGGTACTGAAGATTTAACAAACGTACTGGCTAATAAATTACTTGTTGATAACAGAAGATTTATTCAAGAAGAAACTCTTGCATTTATTGAAAACGAAATCAACGATGGCGACAACACAGATGATTTTGCAGATACATTTACATTTAACAGAGACAAGTGTTTTAGAGACCTAGGATTAATTATTGATGCTGTAAGTTTTGATTTAACTTATGTAGGTAATTCAAAAACTGTTGATGCGGCATTAAGTTATTGGGATGGTGCTACATCTAGAGTTGCAGGACAACAAAGTGAAACAGTAGCGGCAATTAACTTTGCTAAAAATTTAATTACAACAAATGTTTTAACAAACACTGCATATGTTGCTCCAAGCAATACTAGAAATCCTTATGCACATGATTTAATTACACAAAACTTAGATTTTGTTGCTGAAGAAACTATTGCATATATTAATGATCAAATTACAAACAATGTAGGTATTTGGACAGGCTTTACATACAATGAATCTAAATGTAGACGTGATACAAAATTAATTTTAGAAGGCGTTGCATTTGATTTAAAATTTGGTGGTAACACTAAATCAAGAGATAACGCACAAAACTATTGGGACGGTGCAACAAGTCAAGTTGCCGGGCAACAAGCACAAACTGTTGATGCACTAGACTTTGCTAAAGACCTAGTAAGAAACTTTGTTTTACAAAACTTGTCATATACAAGTAGTAAACAATCAACATATACACAATACACAAGTTCAAACAACGGTGAAGGTGCGGCAAGTACAAAAGTAAACAACTTAATGAACAGTATTGCAACTGTTATTAATTCAGGACTAGGATCATTACCAGCATTTGAAGGTACATTTAGTAACCAAAGTGGATATGAACAATTTATTGATGCGGCAATTATTGCAGAATCAGGAGCGTCTACTACTATTGGTACATTGATGGACATTGTTACTAATGTGATTACAAATGGTACAGGTGTTGCTCCAACAAAAACAGGCGGAGAAGGTAGAGAAACAAATATTCCATTACCTGAAATTACAATTTTTGTTGAGTCAGGACTTTACGAAGAATACTTTCCAATCGTATTGCCAGAAAATGTTTCACTTAAAGGTGATGAGTTTAGACGTACAATTATACAACCATTAGTTGGCGTTAGACCTCCTTCACGTGCAATCAATTTAACATATGAAAAAGGTGACCTATTAAGATATAACGGAACAGCACTTCCGAAAGAATCAAGATTTAGAAATCACTATGACTCACAGTATTCACGTGCAGATACATTTAGTGGTTCAGTTAACCAAATTGGTAGTAATCAAATTACAATCAAAGATGTTGCTTATCCTCCAGTTAACGGTTTATACTTTGAAAACGGTGGTGTAACTTATTATGTTAAAGATTGGGCAAGTGACCCAGACGCTGTTGGAGATACTAGTAGATGGAGAGGTAATATTTACTCTGACATTAATACAACAACAGCCACAACACTTGGTGCAACAATTAATAACAACACAGTAATTGAACTTAAGAAACTAAACCAACATATGGATATGTTCTTAATGAACAATGCTACAATTCTACGTAATTTAAGTTTACGTAGACATCAAGGTTTTATTAACGTACTTGATCCAGAAGGACAAATTTTAACTAAATCACCTTATGTACAAACAGTTTCAAGTTTCTCAGGACAAGGCGGTGGTGGTCAATATGTTGACGGTAATGCTGGTGTACAATATGGTACAGTAGTTGATAATCCTGCAAGTGGATCTACTATTACACTACAAGGTTTAACAAGAGAAATACAATTACCAACAACATTCCTATACCAAGATTCAAGAAACTTTGTCAGTGGGGTTAGTGACTTTGAAAAATTTACGCACAGAGTTATAGGTGCAACTGCTCCTATTGATGACGGACTAGGTGCAGGTACATTCAAACAAACTCTTACACTTGCAAGTACTACAACAATTATAGCAAGAACACGTTCTAACGTTGCAGGTAACATTCCACAAACAACTGAAATTAGATTAGAAACTGCTGGTAACAAGTCCATGACTTGTAATGACTATACACAAATCAACTCAGACGGATTTGGATTGATTGCAACTAACGCAGGACTAATTGAAGCAGTATCTGTATTCACTTATTATTGTGATACATCTTATTGGGCAAGAAATGGTGGACAAATTAGATCACTTAACGGTTCAAGTTGTTATGGACGTATTGGTTTAAAAGCAGAAGGTAGTGATCCAAATGAAAACTTACAGAGTGGACAAACATTCTTTAGACATGTTAACGCACAAGCAACTGGTTCACCAGATCCAGATTATACACAGATTGTTAAAGCAGACACAGTAGGCAGTACTGTTAACAAATCAGGTAATACAGAAATAAAAATTAAAGACTTTGACTATTTGCCTTTTGAAGATTCGAGAATTGAATTAACAGCATACTCAACAAACAGTGACACAACAGAATATGTAGTAAATGAAATTACAGGTGCTAGATTTGAAATTGCTAGTATTAACGTAGGTAGTGCAACTAAAATTACAACAAGTTCTGCACACGGATTTAGACATGGTTCAGTTGTAGTAATTGAAGGACTTGACGGAAACGGTTTTACTACAATAGACGGCGCATACTATATTGATGTTACTAGTGGTAACGGAACTACAGAATTCTTTATGTACACAAACTCAAGTTTAAGTACAGGATTTGATGCAACATCAGTAGTAGACGGAACATACAGTGGATCAGGTGCAGATGCAATATTTGGTGGTAAAGCAACACTATCATTAGGATCAGCACTAAACATTGGATCAGGAACACAGATTCCAAACGATGCTAACATTACACTTACAATTGGTAAAAAAGTTCTACTAACAGGCATTACAGATGCTCCAAGAGTTTTACCAAGTAGTGCATTAAAATTTGCTGGTGTTGGTATTGACGCACAAGTATTTAGAATTCTAAACGTAGAAAGATTTGATGTAAAAGAACCAACTGGTACAGTTTCTAATGTACAAGAACATTTATTAGATTTACGTGTTCCACCAAACTTATCAAGTGGCACAACATCAATTGTTACAACACGTATTTCTACAATGAGAGCAACAGGACACGACTTCCTAAATATTGGTTGGGGTAACTATATTGACAGTAACTATCCAAACAACGTTTACGGATCACCTGCAGGTAAACCAGACTTTAGTGCAGACCAAGCAAACGAAGCAGTTGAAGTTGGATCAGGTAGAACATTCTATGCAAGTACAGACCAAGATGGTAACTTCAGAGTAGGTCCATTCTTCCGTGTTAACCAAGGTGATGGTTCAGTTGAACTTAACGCAAACATTGGTTTAACAAACGTTGACAGTTTAAAATTTACAAAAGGTACATCAATTGACGAGTTTTCAACTGATAGAAAAATGCAAGGACAGTCAGATGATGCTGTACCAACTGAATCAACTTTAGTCAAATATCTTAACAGTAGTATTATTGGACAGCACGAAGACGGCAGTGATTTTCCACAGCCTAGTACAACAGGTTCACAAGCGGCAGGTGGTACATTTGGATTATTAAGTAGAGCAGGCTACAATGGCACTAACCTTGCTTGGAACAGAATGAATGGCGAACTTAATTTAAACGCTAACAAAATTACAAACATTTTCCAAGGAACAAGCAACACTGATGCAATTAACAAATTATATGCAGACAGTGTATTCAAAGGTGACTTTACAGATAGTGTTAGAACTGATGTAACAGCATTTGTAATGTTAAATGATAGTACTGTTGACAGTGGATCAATTGACATGAATGGTAATAGAATTAAATCGTTACGTGATCCAGTTGACGGAAGTGATGCAGTTACAAAACAATATGTAGATACACAAAACAGTATTGGTGGATTAGAAGGAACAACTATTACAGGAAATCCTGCTAACACAGATTTATTAATGTTTACAGGAACAAACACTGTAGACGGTTTAGGTAATCCAATTGTTGGAATGGTTAATACTGCACTTAATACTACAACTGATGCAGTTAGTGGTTCAAGAACATTTGGTGAACCAACAGGCACAGGTAGTGACATTAGATTTATAAGAGCAGGTAATTCAATACAAGTTGGATTAGCAACAGGTTCCATTAAAGATCCTGATGTTAGTGA